CGCAGGCTATGATGGCCGCAGCAGCCGCACACATCCAAGAACACCTTGCGTTTGCGTACCGCAAGCAGGTCGAAGAACAGGCTGGCGTGCCGCTACCACCACCCAACGCTGAGATGGACGAGAACACCGAGTTGGCTGTCTCCCGTCTGGCTGCACAAGCAGCTCAGCAGCTACTCCAGAAGAACCAAGCCGAGGCTCAACAGCAGCAGGCGCAGCAGATGGCTCAAGACCCCATCATACAGATGCAGCAGCAGGAGCTTCAGATTAAGCAGGGTGAGCTCGAGCTTAAGAAGCAGAAGATGCTTATTGACGCTGCGGAAAAGAACGACCGCCTTGAGCTTGAGAACAAGCGCATCGCGTCACAACAAGAAATCGCTGGCCTACAGGTCGGCGCAAAAGTTGCCACAGACAAGGCTAACTTGTCGGCAAAACAGCAGGAAGCCGGACTTCGTATGGGTATCGAAATTGCCCGCGAGGCCGCGCAGTCGGCACAACCACAACCCGTTCCCAACGAAGCAACGACCAAGGAGAATGAATGACCAATGAGTTACTGATGTACCTGTCAAAAAAGGTACAAGACGAGATTGACGTACTTAGCGGCGACCTCGCCCGTGGAACTGCAAAGGACCATGGGGACTACAAATACGCTTGCGGGATTATCCGTGGGCTTATGATTTCAAACGGTTTCATGGCTGAAGCCGCACAAAGAATGGAACAAGACGATGACTGAAGAGGACAATACTCTCCCGACCCTGCCAGAGATTTTTCTGGCTTCGGACGTAAACAACATTGAGGACGCAACAGTCCTACCCGACACCGACGAGAAGAAAGCTAAGCAGCTTCCAGACCCATCAGGCTATCGCATATTGTGCGCTATCCCAGAAGTCGAAGAGAAGACAGCTGGTGGTATCTTCAAGGCCGACTCTACCAAGCAGTATGAAGAACTTACCACTCCAGTGCTTATGGTGCTGAAGCTCGGCCCTGATTGCTACAAGGACGAGAAACGCTTCCCGTCTGGCCCATGGTGCCAAGAAGGTGACTTCATTCTGACCCGCCCAATGGCAGGTAGCCGTGTGAAAATCCACGGTCGTGAGTTCCGCATCATTAACGACGACAGTGTCGAAGGTGTTGTTGAAGACCCTCGGGGCATTTCCCGCGCTTAACGGACGTAATTCGTACAAGGAGAATAATATGAGTATGCAGAATGATGACGACTTCGACGATTTCTCGTTTGAAGTCGAAGACGAAACCCCCGTTTCTGGAGCCGACAAGCCCGAAATTGAAATTGAAGATGATACGCCGGAGGCAGACCGTGGCCGTGAGCCCATGCCAAAGGCACTTGTTGAAGAGCTAGAAGCTGATGAGCTTGAAGAATACTCCGACAAGGTAAAGACCCGTCTAAAACAGATGAAGAAGGTCTGGCACGATGAACGTCGTGAAAAAGAACGTGAGATGCGCGAAAAGACAGAAGCTCTTTCTGTTGCACAGCGTATCCTCGAAGAAAACCGCAGGCTGAAAAGCACGCTAGCACAGGGCGAACAGTCCTTGATGGGCAGCTATAAGTATACTGCGGAAATGGAAGCTGCAGCGGCTAAGCGTGAGTTCAAGGAAGCGTACGAGTCTGGTGATGCAGACCGTCTCGCAGACGCGCAACAGAAGCTTGCTGAAGTCAACTACCGCATGCAGCAAATAAATAATTACCGCCCTACTTTACAGAGGGAAGATGTTCCGGTAGAAATACCGCAACAGCAGGTGCAAACTCCGCAGCTGGACCAGAAAACTATTGCGTGGCAAGAGCGTAATACGTGGTATGGTTCCGACCCGGAGATGACCGCAACTGCTCTTGGGCTTCATCAGAGGCTCATAAATGAACGTGGCCCGCAGTTTGCAGGCACCGACGAATATTGGGGCGTTGTAGACAAAACTATGCGCCGTCGCTTCTCCGATTACTTCGGAGATGAAATGGATAGTGGCGACACCAAGTCCACTGCACGCGAACAAAAGGCGTCATCGGTCGTTGCTCCGGCCTCACGTACACGGTCCCCCAAAAAGATTGTGTTAAAACAGTCCCAACTGGCAATTGCAAAACGTCTAGGTTTAACACCTGAACAATATGCCCGTGAACTAGTGAAAATGGAGAAATAAGATGACTGATATTATTGACGCCCTAGAAGGTAAATCGAGCTCAGCTCGTGCCCCTCGTGAAACTCGTGCAGAAGCTGAACGTCCAAAAGTATGGCAACCGGCATCGACCCTGCCAGAACCGGACAAGGAAGCTGGTTACGCATATCGCTGGATACGTGTAGCTTCAATGGGCCAAAATGACCCCCGCAATATCTCGTCCAAACTACGGGAAGGTTGGGAGCCAGTAAGCATCGAAGAACAACCTCAGTTCCAGATGCTGGTAGACCCAGATAGCCGTTTCAAAAACAACATCGAAGTCGCAGGACTGTTGTTGTGCAAGGCACCGGAAGAACTGATGCGTCAGCGTAAAGAATTTTTCGCTAACAAAAATCAGGCTCAGATGGAGTCCGTGGATAACAACTTCATGCGTGAAAACGACGCTCGTATGCCACTCTTTAGGGAAAAACGGTCTACGACGTCATTTGGCAAAGGCAAATAGCTAAAGGAGCTATAAAATGGCATACCCTTCTGTTACCAGCCCTTACGGGCTAATCCCAATCAATCTGATTGGCGGACAGGTTTTTGCTGGTGCAACTCGTCAACTTCCAATCGCAACCAACTCTTCGACTGCCATCTTCTACGGTGACGTCGTTAAGTTGCTCGCAGGCGGTACTGTTGGCAAGGACACTGGTACGGACGCTGCTACACCTGTCGGTGTTTTCCTCGGTTGTACCTATACGGACCCAACCTTTGGTTTGACATTCCGTCAGTACTACCCCGGCACCACGAACATCAGTGACATCACAGCATACGTTCAGGAAGACCCTGATGCGTTGTTCAAGGTCGCTGTGTGCGCTGGCACCAACTCGAACACTGTAAGCTACCTCACTCAAGCCGCTGTCGGCTCGAACGTGAAGCTTGCTAACGGTGCGAACAACGTAGGTTCGACTTCGAACGGTAACTCCAAGGTCGGTGTAGACTCGACTGAAGGCACTACTTCGACGTGGCCTATCCGCGTTGTGGATGTTGTTCCTGAGACCGCTATTGCAGGTAACCCCGGTTCTTACACCGAAGTTATCGTCAAGTGGAACCAAGGCACTCATCAGTACCTCAACCCAACCGGTCTGGCATAAGGAGACTGAATAATGGCAATTTCACGCGCACAACTTCTTAAGGAACTGTTGCCCGGACTGAACGCTTTGTTCGGCCTCGAGTATGCACGTTACGGCGAAGAGCACAAAGAAATCTACGAAACGGAAACTTCCGAGCGTTCGTTCGAAGAAGAAACAAAGCTTTCTGGTTTCTCAGCTGCTCCAGTCAAGAACGAAGGTTCGGCCATCGCATACGACAACGGTCAAGAAGTCTTCACCGCTCGCTACAACCACGAAACGATTGCCCTTGGGTTCTCGCTCACGGAAGAAGCGATTGAAGATAACTTGTACGACTCGCTGTCGTCGCGTTACACAAAGGCATTGGCTCGCGCCATGTCGTACACCAAGCAGACCAAAGCTGCTGGCGTCCTGAACAACGGCTTTGACACCGACTATGTCGGTGGTGACGGCCAACCATTGTTCTCGGCTTCGCACCCATTGGTTTCTGGTGGCACGAACTCGAACATCCCAAGCACTCCTGCTGATTTGAACGAAACGTCGCTTGAAGCGGCTGTAATTCAGATTGCAGCGTGGACGGATGAACGTGGCCTGCTCATCGCGGCTAAACCGCGTAAGCTCATCGTACCGCCAAGCCTGATGTTTGTTGCTACTCGCTTGCTCGAAACCGAACTTCGCGTTTCGACTGCAGACAACGACATCAACGCAATCAAGTCGAACGGCTCTATCCCAGAAGGTTACGCCGTAAACCACTTCTTGACCGACACTGACGCGTGGTTCTTGACCACCGACGTGCCAAACGGTCTGAAGCACTTTGTTCGTACGCCAATGGCGACGGGCATGGACGGTGACTTCGATACTGGTAACGTACGTTACAAGGCTCGTGAGCGTTATTCGTTCGGCTGGTCAGACCCTCTGGGTATGTACGGCAGCGAAGGCGCAGCCTAATAGTTTCCCCGAGAGCGTAGCTCAAGGGAACGGGGGGAAGGGAGGAGAGAAATCTCTTCCCTTCTTTTTTGTTTGTGGTATATCTACGCTACTAGGGAACATTATTCGTACCGACCGGCCCAGCGGACTTAGTAGAGACGGTACGGACGAGTGCTACTACACAGGAGATAAATCATGGCTAATACCACATTTAACGGTCCAGTTCGTTCTGAGAACGGCTTCCAAACAATTTCAATCAATGCCACAACTGGCGCGGTAACTGTTACCGGTACCATCGGTGCAGCAATCACTGCAACCAGCACGGTCACTGCTCTTAGCGGTTCGGCTCTCACAGCTGGCGGCGCTGCTGCTTTCATCGGCACCAACACTGCTGCTGGCATGGGTGTCTACTTCGGTTCAGGCGTCCCTACCGTGGCTGCTGCGCAGGGTTCGCTCTACCTTCGTAGCGATGGTAACTCGACTTCGACTCGTGCGTACATCAACACCAACGGCACGACCGGCTGGGCTGCTATTACAACTGCATCGTAATCGGTAACAACCTCTAAGAAGGAGAATACTGATGGGTATGCAATATGATGTCAAGAACGTACACCGGAATACTTCCGGGTCGCTGGTGGGTTACCGCACACGTGTTAAGGGTATGGTGATTACTTCTACTGGTGCCGGGGCTGGTTCTGTCCTCCTTAAAGATGGCGGCTCTAGCGGCACAACACAGATTGAAGTCGATGTACCTGCTACTGCGGCATTTCACACTGTGTATATCCCCGGCGAAGGTGTACTGTTCGAAACCAACGTCTATGCTGCGTTGACGAACTGCTACGTCTCTGTCTTTTACGGGTGATATATGCAGCAGGAACAAAGCTACGACTTAGCTGGTAAGAGCGTCTTCATCGCTCTTCCAGCGTACGACTTCAAGGTCTCCTTGAAGCTAGCTGTTTCTCTTGCACGTTTTGCTCAGCAGGCTGCGGCACACGGAATTGAACTTCACATCGGCAGCATATGCGGGTGTTCGGTTGTTTCTCGTGCGCGCAACCTGCTGGCGCAAGACCTGCTTGAGTCTAAGTGCGACTACCTTATGTTTATCGACTCGGACATTAACTTCGAGCCAGAAGATGTATTCCGCCTCATGGCGTGGGGTACAGACCCTAAGAAGGGTATTGTAGCTGCGGTGCCCCGTACGCGCAGCGAAACCAAAAACTATATTGCTACTCTCGACCACGACGAGAACAACCAGCTCACCATGAACCAGATGGGTCTAGTCCGCGCAAAGCGCGTAGCGACAGCCTTTATGCTCGTGCGTCGTGAAGTGTTTGAGCAGATGTCAGAAGCTCACCCAGAGTGGAGCTACTACGACACGCGGTCCGACCGCATGCTAAACGCCATGTTCGACTTCCTCGTCACCGACGAAGGTTACATCGGAGAAGATTTCCTCTTCTGCGACCGTGCACGGGAACTTGGTTTTGAAGTGTGGGTAGACCCCACAATCACACTGGGCCACATGGGCGTACAGGAATATATCGGCAATTACGGCGATGATATTCTTTACCCAATGGTTGTCCCCGCACAGAAGGATGCAGCGTAATGAGTAAATTCGGAGATATTCTAAAAGCGGGCGCTATGGGCGGACTTGCGGGCGCGGCCATGAAGGCTGGCAAAGTAGGTATCGGTGACATCGCTCGTATGGGTGGTCTAGGTGTAGCAGGTATGGCGTTAGCTAAGAAGAAGAAAAAAGGTGCAGCGGGTAAACCCGGTGGCGCTGAAGAAGTAGTAGCCATGGAAGCCGGTGAAGGTATGAAGCGCGGCGGCAAGGTCAAGAAGATGGCCAAGGGCGGCTCCGCCTCTCGTCGCGGCGATGGCTGCGCTACTCAAGGCAAAACACGCGGGAAGTTCGTGTAATGGCTAAGACACCCGCATGGCAACGCAAAGAAGGCAAAGCGAAGTCTGGCGGGCTGAACGCCAAGGGTCGTGCGTCTTACAACAAAGCCAATCCGGGTAAGCCCGGTCTCAAGGCACCGCAGCCTGAAGGTGGTCCACGCAAGAAGTCATTCTGTGCCCGGATGTCTGGGATGAAGAAGAAGCTGACCAGCAAGAAGACCGCGAATGACCCTAATAGCCGCATCAACAAAAGCCTCAGGGCTTGGAAGTGCTGACATGGAAATGATGCTCTGGAACATCGCATTGAGCGTCGTAGTGGCGGTTATGGGCTTCTTTCTTAGGGGAAAGATTGACGAGTTGGACCGTCTTGGCATCCTGCTCAACAAGACCCGCGAAGAAGTAGCGCGTGAACATGTCACTCGCGCTGAAGTTAACGTGATGGTTGATAGGCTCGGGGACCGGTTCGATAAGGCGTTTGAACGTCTCGAAGCCAAGGTCGATGAGATGAGGAAGGTATAGTTATGGCACGCAAGATGAAAAAGTTCTCAGCCGGTGGTGCACAAGGCCGCTACGAACGCCGCATGGCGGATATTGAAAAAGACCGTAAAATTGCCCTCGCCAAAGGTAAAAACGCAGATGTAGCTGAAGCGAAAGCCGCACAGCGTATCGCTGATGCCAAGGACGACCTAGCTAAGCGCACAGGCGCTGACCGCACTGCTACACGCGCAGCAGAGAAAGCCGCAGAAAGCAACCTGACAAAGACCCGTAAGTACGGCGCAGCAAAGTCGGTGACTGCTGAAGCTCCAGCGGCAACAACTAAAATCACAGACAGCTTGCCCACACCCAAGATGGACAGCTCTATTGGCGCAAGCAAGCCGAAGGCTAAAGCATCTGTACGGCGTCCAACGGCCCCTCCGCGCACAAATAAAGATGCAGCCCCACCTGCTTCGGACACAAAAACAAGTGCACCAAAAACAAACTTCCGCAATGTACGCGGTGGAAGCACCTCAGGCTCTCCGACTAAACCACTACCCGTCACTCCGTTTAATAGGCAGGCTTTTGTAGACCTGAAGGTTGCAGCGGAACGTGGCAAACCAGTTAATAGCCAGAACCCTAAACTAGCTAGGATGCGTGCTATAGCCGAAGCCCCCGGTGCTTCTAGGGCTGCTGTACAAGATTACAGGCGGGCAGTGGAGTCCGGCATGTACAAAGCCAAAGGTGGCTTAGTTAAAAAGGAAACTACCATGAATAAAAAACCAATGCCAATGAAGAAAAAGCCAATGCCGAAAGAACCAATCACTGGCGGTGCAAACACTGTGCCGTTGACCCCAGAGCGTAAAGAGTTTCTTAAGGAACTGGCAAAGCGCAACGCTAAGCCGGGTATGGCAAAGGGCGGTAAAGCAGCGACCAAGTTTGGCGCAGCGATGAAGAAGAAGTCGGCTGACACCAAGGGCCGTGCAATGATGAAGTTTGCCAAGGGCGGCTCCATCGACGGTTGCGCTGTTAAGGGCAAGACCAAGACTTCAATGGTCAAGATGAAAAAAGGCGGCTCCTGCTAATGCGTGCCTGTCGGGGTATGGGGGCTATGAACCCAGCTAAGATGCCCAAGGCCACAGGTATGGCTAAGGGCGGTGAGGCGAAACTCGACATATCAAAAGCTATTAAGAAGCCGGGTGCGTTGCGCTCGGCTCTTGGTGCTAAGAAGGGCAAGCCAATCCCAGCCGGTAAGCTTGCCAAGGCCGCTAAGGCTCCGGGTAAGCTAGGCCAACGTGCACGGTTTGCACAGTTGCTGAAGGGCTTTAAGAAGAAGTAATGGCACGGTCGGACGAACCTAAATGGAAGCGCATCGTTGCTAGCGTAAAGGCTGGCACGAAGGGTGGAAACGCAGGTCAATGGTCCGCCCGTAAAGCTCAGCTAGCCACGCAGCGGTATAAGAAGTCTGGCGGTGGCTACAGCGGCCCGAAGACAGAAGCTCAGAAATCCTTGTCGAAATGGACTAAGGAAGACTGGGGTACCAAGTCAGGTAAACCGTCTACGCAGGGGGCAAAAGCCACGGGCGAGCGCTACTTGCCTAAGAAAGCACGTGAGGCTTTGAGTTCGCAGGAATACTCTGCTACAAGTAAGGCGAAACGCGCAGGCATAAAAGCGGGCAAGCAGTTCGTTAAGCAGCCGAAAGCGATAGCGAAGAAGGCAGCGAAATTTAGGTAATGGGTAGTTTTGCATATATCCACTGTAAACCAGACGGCACCCCCTTCTATGTAGGGAAAGGTGCTTGGAGGCGCGTGCGGTATTTTGGAGAGCGCAACCCCCACCATAAAAACGTAGTAGCTAAACACGGTAAGGAAAACTTGTCGTATGGTGCTCTCGAGTGTTCAGACGATAAAACTGCCTACATGCTCGAACAAGGCCTTATTAAGTGCCTACGGCGCGCTGGTGTAGAGTTGGTTAATCGCACTGATGGTGGCGATGGTGGGCGTAACCCTACCCCCGAAACTAGGGCAAAGCTGTCGGAGGCAGCAAGGAAGCGCGGTGTGTCCGCAGCATGCCAAGAGGCCAAAGTTAAGGCTAAGAAGGGTAAACCTCTAACTGCGGAACACAAAGAACTACTCCGACAGCGGCAAACAGGTAGGGTGTTTACCGAAGAGCACCGTAGGAATATTAGTCTAAGTGCGAAAAAACGTGGAATGGATGCGGCTCGTGCTGGTTTAGCGGCAAAGCGCGCCAAGGAAAAAGGTATAAACGTATGACCACAAGCGGAACTAGTGCGTTTAATCTAAATCTTAATGATATTGTGGAAGAGAGTTTTGAGCGTTGTGGGGCTGAGCTTCGTACGGGTTATGACTTACGCACTGCGCGCCGCAGCCTCAACCTGCTCACTATTGAGTGGGCTAACCGTGGTATTAACCTGTGGACCATTGAGCAAGGCTCTATTCCGCTTGTTCAGGGGCAGATTGTTTATGACCTGCCTGTAGATACGATAGACCTACTTGAGCACGTTGTGCGCACCCAAACCGGGGAGCAGCAGACGGACATTACGATTAGCCGTATCAGTATCGACACATACTCGACAATTCCGAACAAGAACGCGCAGGGTCGGCCTATCCAAGTGTGGATTAACCGTCAGTCAGGTGCAGACTATCCGGTAGATGGCGTTGCAAACCCGCAGATAAATGTCTGGCCCGCACCGGACCAGAGCAATTTTTACACCTTTGTCTATTGGCGCTTGCGCCGTTTACAGGATGCTGGCGATGGCGTTACTACGCAGGATATACCGTTTAGGTTCCTCCCTTGTCTGGTGGCTGGTCTCGCGTATCACCTATCCTTAAAGGTTCCCGGCGCGCTTGAGCGCAGCCCGATGCTAAAGGCTGAATACGAAGAACTCTGGCAGCAGGCTGCTGATGAGGACCGCGAGAAAGCGCCGTTGCGTATCGCACCTCGTCAGTATTTCCGGTGACGTGTGCCTAATCGGTTCGCTTCCGGTAAATGGGCAATCGCCCAATGCGACCGCTGTAACTTTCGCTACAAGCTTAAGGAGCTCAAGCGGCTCGTCATTAAGACCAAGAACGTCAACATTCTCGTGTGCCCCACATGCTGGGAACCGGACCAGCCGCAGCTTCAGTTGGGTATGTACCCAGTGGATGACCCACAGGCGCTACGCGACCCTCGCCCAGACAACAGCTATAACCAAGCAGGTCTGAACGTGAACAACAACCCAACTGACGGTAGCCGTGTAATCCAGTGGGGGTGGGCCCCGGTAGGGCTAAATAATCCTTTGGGTTTATTTGGGCTTCCAAATACGCTATTAGGCAATGGTCAAGTAGGGACCGTAACGATTGAGACGGAGAATTAGTGATGGATAAGAAAGATTTGAAGCAGGACAAGGCTACCGCAGCGAAGGCCGTGCACAAGCACGAGCGCGCAATGCACAAGGGTAAGCCTCTGACTAAGATGGCTAAGGGCGGCAAAACCAATGCGCAGATGAAGGCGCTGGGTCGTAATCTTGCCAAAGTCGCCAACCAGAAGTCATCTTCGCGGGGTAAATGATATGGACTACAAACCAAAGACGGTGCCGATTGTGAAGAACAATTCGGGCTACCCAAACAACGTAGCTAACACTCAGACTGTGAAGACTCGCGGTACAGGTGCAGCGACTAAGGGCACGCATAGCAGCAAGAAGTTGGGCTAATGAATTACGCTGAACTGTTCGAGACAATCAAAGGGTACGTCGAAAACGACTTTCCCAACACTTCGTGGACCGGCTCTGACGGCACCACTCCGGTGACTTTGACGTCTACCGAGCAGATTAACACGTTCATCGAACAGGCTGAGCAGCGCATCTTTAACACGGTGCAGTTGCTTGACCTGCGTAAGAACGTGACGGGTAACATGACGTCAGGTAATAAATACCTGTCTGTACCTTCAGACTGGCTGGCTAACTTCTCCATGGCTGTCATCGACGCCACAGGGCGGTATGAGTATTTGCTCAACAAGGACGTCAGCTTTATCCGGCAGTCGTTTCCGAACCCAGACGAGGAAGGCATACCTACACACTACGCCTACTTTGACGAGAACTCGTACATCTTGGGGCCGACGCCGGACGCTAATTATTCCGTCGAACTGCACTACTTCTACTACCCGCCTTCGATTGTGACTGCTGGTACGTCGTGGTTGGGCGATAACTTCGATAGCGCATTGCTCTATGGCGCGCTCATTGAGGCGTACATCTTTATGAAGGGTGAGCAGGACATCAACGCTGAATATCAGAAGCGTTACACTGAAGCGATGGCACTACTCAAACAGCTTGGTGAAGGTAAAAATCGTCAAGATATGTACCGTAGTGGCCAAGCACGCTATCCGGTCGTGTAGGAGGTATAAATGTTCGACGCAGTTTCAGCAACTATTGGCAACGTCATGGTTATGACAACCGAAGGTCGTGGTTTCACGCCCGAGGAAGTTGCCGAGCGTGCGCTAGATAAGATTATCTACGTAGGTAGTGAAGCGCACCCAGCTATTCGTGACCAAGCTGAAGCCTTCAAAGACAGCATCCGTCAGGTGCTTGTGCACTATATGCACGAGGCCGTGCGGTCACATAACGTAACTCTGGTTAGCAAGTTCAAACGGGCGGGGTATCCAGAGCTTACCTCAATACTCGATACATAAGGAGGCCATGATATGCCGATAACCCAAGCAATGTGCACTAGTTTCAAAGCTGAGCTTATGCTCGCTGTACACGACTTTCGCGTAACAGGTGGCGACACCTTCAAGCTCGCGCTCTATACTTCGTCGGCTACAATCGACGCCAACACGACTGCGTATACTGCGTCTAACGAAGTCACCGGTACTAACTACACCGCTGGTGGTGGCACGCTGACGCGGCTTGGGGTCGTAACTTCGAACAATAACGCATCTACCGGCGTAGGTTTCACGGACTTTTCCGACCTGACTTTCGCAAATGCGACAATCACGGCACGTGGCGCGCTTATCTATAATAACACGCCTTCGGCTAACTCCAATGCTAACACTACGCTGACGAACGCTGCTGTGTGCGCGCTGGACTTTGGTTCGGACAAAACCTCGACAGACGGCGATTTCACCATCGTATTTCCTACAGCTACAAACACCACCGCAATCATTCGGATTGCGTAGTAGCTTAAGTCGGGAGTTACATCGTGCGGGTAAGTATTTTATTGCTGGCACTAGTGGCGCTTACAGGTTGTCAAGACCGCTACCGCTATGACTGCCAAGACCCTGAGAACTGGCAGGAGGAAATCTGCAAGAAGCCCAAGTGTATCGCTATGGGCTACTGCACTGAATGGTTAATAAATACCGGCGAAGAGCAAGAGCATGAAGCCCACTAAAGATTGGTCGCCAGAGGAACTGCTGCGGTTCATTGTCGGCATTGTGCTGTCGCTGACGCTGACGTTCATCGTTGCAACCGTGCTGTACTCGCTGGTGTTTGTATCGCAGCCGATGGAGGGCCAGTCCCCCAACGACGCTGAGTTTTTCAAGTTGATTAACCCGATAGCGACGTTCATTGTCGGGGCGTTGGCAGGACTTATGGCGGGGCAGGGCAGCGGCGCTATGCAAAAGAAGAAGGACGAAGAAGATGAGCTTCCTGAATAGTTTTGAGAGCAAGAGCGACGGCGTCAATGACACCGTTGAGTTTGTTGTGCGCGTGGCAATCGTCACGCTTTCTGCGGTTATACTTGTCGTCGTGCTGGCGCTTGTTGTCGGTATGTTTGTGCCTAATGACGTAGTGGATAGCACTGCCGTCCTTGAGATGATTAACCCTGCGTTCCAGACCATCATCGGTGCGTTTGTCGGTCTGCTGGGCGGTCTGAGCCTCAACGCCAATGCGCGTGACAAAGAACCGGAAGCGCCTGCACCAGAGCCAGAAGTCGCACCGGAGCCAGAAGCGCCCGCTCCTGCACCAGAGCCTATCTACGAGAACGCGATTGACCGCACACTTCCTACTGGTGTCGTTTATGCAGATGACGATGACGACGATGACATGGAGCCATGGGAGAAGTACCGTAACGACCTGCGCTATGACGCGAACGGCGACGGCGTGGTTGACGAAAACGACTTTCCTGACTGGCGGAGTGCTGGCAAATGAGCATGATAGAACTTCAGAAGAAGATTGGGGTAACCGCAGATGGCGCATTCGGTCCGGGTACACTTAAGGCGGCTGCGGCTTACTATAAGTTATCACCTGATCGGGCTGCGCATTTCTTTGCTCAAACGGCGCATGAGTCGGGCAACTTCAAGGCGTTCAGCGAGAACCTGAACTACGGTGCAAAGGGGCTGCGCGGTATCTTCGGCAAGTACTTCCCGACCGATGCGCTGGCCAAGGCTTATGAGCGCAAGCCTGCAAAAATTGCCAACCGGGTCTATGCAAACCGCATGGGTAATGGCGACGAAGCGTCCGGCGAAGGTTTCGCTTTCCGAGGCCGAGGGGCGCTCCAATTAACGGGCAAGTCGAATTTCAAAGCGTTCTCCGACTATATCGGTCGCCCAGACATCATGGATAACCCCGACATTGTCGCCACAGAACTCGCCTTTGAGAGCGCTTTGTGGTTCTTCGACAAGAACAAACTTTGGGGCATCTGCGACCAAGGCATCAACGACGCTGCAATCCTTGCACTGACAAAGCGTATTAATGGTGGTACACACGGCCTCGACGACCGTAAACTGAAGACCAAGAAATATGCTGCTTGGTTATAAGGAGAACGACGATGGACTGGAAAAGCACATTGAAGGGGGAAGCCGAGAAGGCACTCCTTAAGAAAGCCGCAGGTAAAATCTTGCCGATGGAAGACCCAAAGCCCGCGCTCGGTTGGAAAGCTAGACTGGCAGCTGCACTCGCTATTATAGGTACATTGGCTACTGTTCTATCGCAGTACCTTAGCGGGTAGCCATGGCAGGCGTCTCCGTAACAGTTACGGGCGTCTATGCTGAAACTTCTAACGGCTACGGTTGGGGGTGGGGTGTTTGGGGGCGTGGAGATTGGGGTTCATCAGTAGACCCCTGCACCTTCGTGCTCCAAACAAACGTATTTGTTACCGGAGTATCCGCCACAGGCGCTGTCGGTACAGTTACCACAACGGCCAAGGGTAATGTATTTCCTTCTGGTGTAGAAGGTGCGGGGCAAGTTGGCACCGTATCAGTGGTAGCCAACAGCTACATTCTTGCAACTGGTGTAGAAGCCGTAGGCGCTATCGGGACTGCGCAGGCTCGCGCATCTTCTAATGTCACTGCTATTGGGGTGTCTGCTACCGGTGATGTTGGCACGGCTTCTGTTGTTGCCAAAGCCGTAATTTCTCCCTCCGGCGTGGAGGGTGTGGGCCAAGTTAGCCCCGTAAAGGTTATGGGTGCTGGTGTCGTAATTGAGACCGGCGAAGAAGCCATAGCCTCTGTTGGCTCTGTCACAACCAACGCATCTGCTAATGCCACCCCCACTGGGGTAGCCGCTACCGGTGACATCGGCACAGTCGCAATTACGTCCAAGGGTACGGTCTTCTTGTCCGGGGTGGAAGGGTCCGCCACGCTCGGTAATGTCGTTATCCTTAACTCTATCCGAGTACCCATATTAGGGGTCAGCGCTACCGGCTCCATAGGCACAGCTACTACAGTAGCTGGTTGTAAAGTATTCCCTGTTGGTGTAGAAGCCACCGGAATAATTACAACCCCCTTGGTTTGGAGCCAGATTAATGATACCCAAACACCAGACTGGCAGGCTGTAAATGATGCGCAGGCGGGGGTATGGACGGCAGTGAACGACAATCAAACCCCGAACTGGCAAGCTGTAGACGATGCACAAGCGGATAGCTGGATGCAAATAGCTGATGGCAGTACAGTAGTTTGGACGCAAATACCGACGTAAGGAACAGAGATGCCTAGTACTTTTAGCCCCCTCAAAATCCAACTTATGGCCACTGGTGAGAATAACACCACGTGGGGTGACGTCACTAACTTAAACCTTGGGACCGCCTTAGAGGAAGCCATTGTAGGCTCGGCAGATGTGACGTTTGCTAGCGCAGATGTTACCCTTACTCTTACAGATACGAACGCTTCGCAGACAGCGCGTAATATGCGCTTGCGCTGCACCGGCACGACCGGTGGCTCTACTCGTAACCTTATCGTCCCTTCGATTGAAAAACCCTATATCGTGAAGAACGACTGCGCAGATAGCGTCGTCGTCAAGACCGCAGCAGGTACCGGTATTACCGTGCCCGCAGGCAAAACCATGTGGGTGTATACCGATGCCACTAACGTCGTAGACGCCACCACTCACCTCTCCTCGCTGACGCTTGGCACAGACCTTGCGGTCTCCGATGGCGGCACAGGTGCCTCGACATTCACTGCCAACGGCGTCATTTACGGCAACACCACATCCGCCCTTCTTGCAACTGCTGCGGGCACCACAGGCCAAGTTCTCGTCGGTAATACCGGCGGCGCTCCATCGTGGGCCACCCTCACTGGCATTGGCGTCACGTCGTTCAGCGCAGGCACCACTGGCCTTACACCTAACACAGCCACGACTGGCGCAATAACTCTTGCTGGCACGCTTGGCGTAGCTAATGGCGGCACAGGAACGGCCACTGCATTCACCGCTGGCTCGGTTGTCTTTGCAGGTGCGTCTGGCGTGTACTCGCAGGACAATGCTAACTTCTTCTGGGACGACACCAACAACCGGTTGGGGATTGGTACGGCTACACCGGGAGCTAGGCTGGATGTTGTTGGGGATTTTCGCACTACAGGCATAGCCACTCTCGGTATGAGTGCTACTACAACCATCGCAACGATTGGCGATAGCGGCACAACTAACACCCGCATTATTCAGTTTGGACGCGCATCTGCGGTAACGGATATTGTCAATATCCAAGGCATTAATGCTGGTGTCGGTGCTGCGGATATTTCTTTGCAAGCCTCTGGCGGCAACGTCGGGATTGGCACGAGTTCGCCGGGTGCGAAGCTAGATGTAAACGGCGAAGTTCGTATCTATCCAGCAAGTTCGCCTGCTCAGATGCGCTTCGGTGTAGGTGGCGCAGAAAAAGGTAAGTTGTCTGTTGATACCAGCAGCAATATGGCTTTTGAAACTGCTGGTTCAGAACGTATGCGTATCAACTCCAGCGGCAACGTCGGGATTGGTGTAACGCCTAGCACTTGGACTGACTACACTGCGCTTCAAGTTGGCGCTCTTGGCGGCGCGGCATTAGCGGGCACAGTAAACAACACCTTCCTTAGCTCAAACGCCTATTACAACTCTGGCTTCAAGTATGCGGCAACTGGCGCTGGGGCTACGTATTACCAACAGACTAGCTCTGAACATCGCTTCTTCAACGCACCATCCGGCACAGCAGGAAACGCTATCTCCTTCACACAGGCGATGACGCTTGATGCGAGTGGCAACTTGTTTGTTGGGGGGACGACCGGCAACGGTCGCATTACTGCTCGTGGTGCTGGAACTACAGGGTCAACTTATTCGTTTGAGGCGGCTACTTCTGGTGGGGCCACCCGTTTTATTGTTGCGGATAACGGCGAGTCCAGCTTCTATAATTCAAGTAGCGCCCTCAGCATGCGCATCGACAGCAGCGGTAACGTCGGGATTGGTACGGCTACACCTGATGTATTTGGTCGTTTTTACACTCGTTCGGTGGGCATCAATTCTTCCGGCACGTCGATGCTGCAAATCAACGGCACGACCTATGGTGGTATTGATTTAGGCTTTAACGGCACTCGCACGGCAACTATGCTTGCAGAAACGGGTGGCCTCTTTATCCAGACAGTCACTGCTGCGGCCATGTCTCTGGGCACAAACGGCTTAGAACGCATGCGGATTGACACCAGCGGCAACGTCGGGATTGGTACGAGTTCGCCAGCGGATAAGCTGACTGTTAACGGCTTCATCACGACCACGGCGGGCGCTTACTCTTCAACGAATGGTGGGAACGCGGTAAAGCTTGGTGCCGCTGGGCAGATGAACTTTGGTGCTGGCGGTAGCGACCTTATTCTTGCTACCAATGCAGGGAACATCAGGTTCGGCGACTGGAACACCAACACTGAACGCATGCGTATCGACAGCAGCGGCAACGTCGGGATTGGTACGAGTTCGCCGGGTGCGAAGCTGGATGTTAATGGCGGAAACGCGAACACAGAAGTTCGGTTCAACTACGCAGATAATACTCCGGGACGGACAGTCACGCTGCGCATGGCCAGCACATCCAACGCGTCATACACTGGCGCTGGTGCGTATATGCAAGCCATTCAGGGCGCTGGCGTCGATGTTTACAGCCTAGCCTTTGGGACCACTCAGGGCAGCACTTCCGCAACAGAACGTATGCGCATCGATAGCAGCGGCAACGTCGGGATTGGCACGGCGTCGCCGGGAGGCGGCGTTAATGACCGGTTGGTCACCGCGTCAGGAAGCAGCAGTGCCGCGTTTCAAGCCAATGGTGGGAGCGTAACCACTCAGTTCGGTTCTACTTCCGCAGGTTGGGGCTTGGTTAATGTAACCTCTAATAATCCGTTGCTGTTTTCCACCAACAATACAGAACGTATGCGCATTGACGGCAGCGGCAACGTCGGAATTGGTACGAGTTCGCCGACACAGCGTATCGATGTGGTTACGTCGGTTTCGGGTAATCTTGCTTCTTTCCGCACAACTGCTGGCGGTGGACAGGGCATCCTTCTCGGTGTTGATACAACCAACTCCCTAACCCAGTTTAAAAATAATACTGGCGGCGGTTACGGCATGGCGTTCTACTCTGGCGGTGGCTCGTCTGAGAGTATGCGCATCGACAACAACGGCAACTTGCTGGTGGGGACGACGACTGCTGGTGGCAAATTATGCCTACAGGTAGCGCCAACAGGAACTGGGATTGTTCAGCGTTGGGCAAGCAGTGGCGGAACGGCTGAATATTTTGAAGTAAACTCGGTTAATGTCGGCTCTATTACTACCACTACAACCGCCACAGCATACGTCACATCATCCGACGTTCGTCTAAAGCACGACATCATCGACGCCCCAGACGCGGCGAGCCTTATCGACGCACTTCAAGTCCGCAGCTTCAAGTGGAATGCCGATAACAGCGAACAACGCTACGGCTTCGTGGCCCAAGAACTTGTCACCGTTGCACCAGAGGCAGTAAGCCAGCCGGAAGACCCAGACGATATGATGGGTGTGGACTACTCAAAACTGGTTCCGATGCTGGTCAAGGAAATTCAATCGCTCCGCGCCCGCGTGGCACAACTAGAAGGAAACTAAGACATGCCTATCACAAACACATGGTCCGTAGTTCAGATGGACGCTTACCCAGAACTCGACGGCGAAACTGATGTGGTATTCACAGTGCACTGGACCTTAAATGGCACAGACGGCACATACAACGGCAGCGTATACGGCTCAGTCGGCGTCACGCTCGACGAAGGCGCGACATTCACACCATATGCTTCCCTCACTCAAGCGCAGGTCATTGGCTGGGTGCAAGACGCACTTGGCGAAGAGCAAGTTGCAAGCTATGAAGCTAATGTGGCGCAGCAGATAGAGAACCAAATCAATCCTCCTGTTGTCACACCCCCGTTACCATGGAGTGAATAATGGAAATTGAAATCAAGCTACACATCGAAGAAGTTAACGCTGTATTGCAGACACTCGGCGCATTGCCGACGTCTTCAGGTGCTTGGCCTCTCGTAGTGAAAATCAAGGAACAAGCGGAAGCTCAAGTGGCTACTCCGCAGGATGATGTAGAAGGGGGCTAAGTGTCCTTCATCAAGCTTCAATTTAAGCCGGGTGTTAACCGGGACCAGACCGACTATTCTAACGAAGGCGGCTGGAGGGAGTGTGATAAAATACGCTTCCGTTCCGGTTACCCGGAGAAGCTTGGCGGCTGGCTAAAATCCGCGCCTGACCCATTCATCGGCTATTGCAGGCAGATGTTAAACTGGGTTACTTCTTATTCTGACGACATGCTCGCAATGGGCACGAACGTAAAAGTTTACATAGAAATTGCGGGTAACTACTACGACATAACCCCGCTGCGCGATACAGCCCCGGTGCTAGACTCACCGGACACTGACAACTGCATAGACACCACTAGCGGCCAAGCTAAGGTCACAGTGGACTTAGGCGCAGTTGCTCACGGCGCGCAGACGGGGGATTATGTAACTATTTCGGGTGTTACAGGTTCCGGCTCACCTTCCAATATCGGTGGCATACCAATCACTCAGATTAACGGTAACTACCCGATTACCGTCGTAGACGCCTTCATATTTACCTACGACGTTAGCACAAGTGCTACGTCTACCGTGACTGGTTCGGGTGGTACAGCCATCGAGCTTGCGTTTGAACTTAGCCCCGGCTTTGCTATCAGCGTGCTTGGTTATGGCTGGGGTACAGCCACTTGGGGTCGTGGTACATGGGGCACTGGCTCTGCGTATCCGATAGCGCTGCAACAGCGCGACTGGTGGTTCGATAACTTTGATAACGACCTAGTGATGAACTACCGTAACGGTGAGGGCTACTGGTGGGCGCGTGGGACTACGGATGACCCGACAAACGCGCTTGGTACTCGTGCTATCAGCCTATCAGACTATGCCACTGCCGAAGGCTATACGGCGGCGTCGGTCCCTGTTAAGATTATGCAGTTGTTGGTATCGCAGCAGGACCGGCACTTAATCGCTTTCGGCGCTGTGCCCTTTGGCTCAGTAGACCCTGATGATTTTGACCCCATGCTTATACGCTGGGCTGACCAAGATACACCGGGCGACTGGACGCCCACACAGACTAATTCTGCAGGTGACCTACGCGTTTCTCGCGGCTCACGTATTGTACGCGCTCTGCCTACACGGCAGGAAATCCTAATATGGACAGACAGCCACCTCTACACATTGCAGTTTCTTGGCACGACTGACGTGTTTGGCTTGCAGGAATACGCAGATAATATTTCTATCATGTCGCCACGGGCGGTAGCTTCAGCGGCTAACACCACATACTGGATGGGGCAGGATAAGTTCTATGCCTACACCGGTCGCGTCGAGACACTGCCGTGCACCTTACGTAATCACGTATTCAATGACTTTAACATCCAGCAGGCTGAGCAGGTAGTATGCGGAACCAACGAGCAGTGGAACGAAATCTGGTGGTTCTACCCTACCTTAGATAGCGACTATAACAACGCCTATGTGGTCTACAACCACCTTGAGCGCATCTGGTATTATGGATATGTACCGCGCACAGCGTGGCTCGACACTGCTATACGCTACTACCCGCAAGCTGCAAACACGCCGAGCGATACAAGCAGTGGCTACCTATACTCCCATGAGCTTGGGGTAAATGACGATGACTTGCCTATGGACAGCTACATCCAGTCGTCTGACTTTGACCTTGATGACGGCGACCAGTTCATGCTCACTAGGCGTATAATACCTGACATAAGCTTTGATGGCTCGACCGCTGTGTCTCCAGAAGTTACGCTAACTGTTCGGCCACGCAACTTTCCCGGTAGTGCGTTCCGTGTAGACCCTGCGGATAGTCAACGCGTCATTGAGACTTCAGTAGGCGCTTATACAGACCAAGTGTTTGTCCGTGCCCGTGCACGTCAGATGGCGCTAAAAGTTGCTTCCGATGAACTTGGGGTACAGTGGCAGTTAGGTGCACCACGCCTAGACGCACGACCTGATGGTCGGAGATAGGTTATGGCTTTAGATAAGTTTAGGGCTGCGCCGCTACCCAACGCCCCGGCGGAATACGATGCCCAATATATGCGGCAGTTTATGCGCGTCATAGAAAACTACTTCTCTCAGCTAGACTCTCGCACACCGAACAATGCTGAAAAATATACTGCTGACTTTTTCTATGGTAGCGGCGTCCACCTGACTTTCCCCTACGGGCAGTTTCAGAGCCAGACCGACCAGACTGCTGCTGCAATCGACCAAGCTTACGCTGTTACCTACGACCAGTCGGACTTCTTGGATGGCGTCACACTGAGCAGTGGTTCGAGACTAACTGTGCCGACCGAAGGTGTATACACCGTTAACTACAGCATCCAGTTCAAAAACACGACCAATGCCGTGCAAGATATTGACATCTGGCTACGTAATAACGGTACCGATATCCCCGACACTAATAGCCGGTTTTCCATCGTAGCGCGCAAAGGTACTGGTAGTCCATCACACTTAATTGTCACGACACCCATCATGGTCGAACTAGCTGCGAACGACTATATCCAAGTCATGTGGCATGTTACTGACGTAGGGGTAAGCATAGAACACTTCCCAGCGGTTGCGTACTCTGCAGGTGTTACTCCCGCTATTCCTGCTACTCCGTCTGCTATTGTGCAGGTCGAGTTTATGTCAGAGGTCATGTGATGTGTAAGGGCTTTAGTTTTAAGCAGATTAGCGCTATACGTGTAATAGCAGAATAAGGAACATACACCATGGACATGCGCACCGTACCGCCGGTCATCAATTCAGCACCGAATGCTTCGGTAACAGGGGCGGCTCCGCAGCTTGGTGCTATGGTTCCCGGCACTACTGGCGGCATGCCTGCGGTTGGTGGTCTGTCTGTAACTCAGAACCCTATGGCTAAGCAGCTGCAGAGCTACGGTCGTGGTGACGACAAGATGCTTGTCCACATGACCCCCGGTGAAGTCAACGGTCTGCAGCAGCTAGCTATGGCACATGGCGGCTCCCTTACAATCAACCCACATACTGGCCTACCCGAAGCAGGCTGGCTCGGTAAACTTCTTCCAACACTTATCGGCTTCGGCCTTGCTGCTACTGGTGTCGGTGCCCCACTCGCTGCTGGTATGGTAGCCGCAGGACAGACTGCACTTACTGGAGATTTAAGCAAAGGTCTGATGGCTGGTCTCGGTGCCTTCGGTGGTGCTGGTCTTGCTGGCGCTGTTGGTGCTGGTGGTACGTTGCTCGGTGGAAACGCTGGCGGGTTGTTGGGTGAAAGTGCCGGAATGTTTGGGGCCAATATGGGTGCCGGTGCTGCTGTTGCGCCTACTGTTACTAGCGGAGTTACTGCTACGGCTCCTTCTATCGGTGCTACGGCTCCTTCTGCAGCTACTACTGGCGGAATACAAACAGTTACTGGAGCAGTAGCAGACCCCGCGCTATCAATTAACGCCCTTAGTCCGATAAGCTCCGCAACCGCCCCAACATCTGGTGGTTTGCTCTCCAAGTTCGGGCAAAGTGTAACTCAGGGGCTACCTGCTGGCACTCCCGGCATGATAACTAAAGCTGCGCCTATGGCGGCTGGTGCAGGTCTACTGGGTTCAGTATCGGACGCTATGCAGCCGAAGATGCCCACTTACAACGAAGAGGACGAGTACAAGTCCAACTACAATGGCCCGTATGTGCCCGGTAAGCGTGAGTTGTCTTTCCAATCTCCAGAGCAGATGCGGGCTTCTGGCGGCGCAGAACATAAGTACTTTACTCCATCTAACCCACCGCCTCGTTCAGTAAATGAGCTAACCCCCGAAGAGCGGGCCGAATATGGGTTTGCCGAGGGCGGTCTTGCATCACTGCCAGCCGCCAATGATTTCCAGTCTGCGGTGAACTATTTCAGTGCAAATAGTCCCGGTGCTATAACTGCGTCGATGCGGCCTGATTACGCTGGCCTTCCCCCCTCTGGGGCCGGGGAGATAATGAGCTTTAAACGTCCTTCCGCAAATCTAATCCCTAACCCAATAGCGGGTGGCGGTGGTGGCGGTAACGCTATTGGTGGTTTCGGGGGGTACGATGAAGCTTTCCTCACCGGCCTATACGACCGGTTTGGGCGTATGGAAGACAGCATAATTAACCCTGATTACAGTGCGCTTGATGACCGGTTTGGACGGCTTGAAAACCGCTTTGGTGAGCAGTTGGGGCAGATAGACTCAGGTATTGACGACCGGTTTAACCAGTACGACTCCCGGTTCAATATCATGCAGGACTCTATAACTCCGGCGCTTACCGGCATCAACGACCGCTTCGGGCAGCTTGAGAATAACTTCACTGACCAGTTCAACCAGCTGGACTCGGGGCTAAACAATCGGCTTGGGCAGGTTGAGACTAACTTTGCTGACCAATTTAATAGCATGGACTCAGGACTAAATGACCGGCTTAGCCAGATAGACTCACGGTTTAATACGCTGCCCACTACTGACTTGAGTGGGGTCTACGACCGGTTCGGGCAGCTGGAAAATAGGTTTGGTGAGCAGATAGGGCAGCTGGACTCTGAACTCGACAGCCAGCTCGGGCAGATAAACTCGCGCTTCGACAGCATCCCGTCCACCGACTTGAGCGGTGTTTACTCGCAGCTGGGCAACTTGGACTCGCGTCTAAGCAACATGCCAGCTACCGACTTGAGTGGGGTCTACGACCAGTTGGGGCAGATAAACTCACGCTTTGAAAGTATCCCATCCACTGACCTTAGTGGGGTCTACGACCAGTTGGGAAGCCTAGACTCACGTCTGAGCAACATGCCTGCACCTGCAGCTACGGACCTAAGCGGTGTCTACGACCGTCTTGGACAAATCGACTCACGCTTCAACAGCCTGCCCACACCTGCGGCTACCGACTTGAGCGGAGTTTACGACCGTCTTGGGCAAATCGACTCGCGCTTCAACAGCCTGCCTTCACCCGCAGCTACGGACCTGAGTGGGGTCTACGACCGGTTGGGGCAGATTGACTCGCGCTTCGATGCTATACCTACACCTGCATCCACTGACCTGAGTGGGGTATATGCCCAGTTGCAACAGCTACAGGACCAGCTTGCTGCGTCCCAGCAGGCACCTACTGACGTACCTAGTGGCATGCAGTCGTATGATAACTTCGGTGAATTTGCCCGTGGCGGTGAAGTAGACATGCGTAACGGCTCTTTTGTCGTCGATGCACGTACCGTATCGGAACTCGGTAATGGCAGCAGCAATGCAGGTATGGAGCTTCTGGCTCGCATGGGCGGACGCCCGCTGCAAGGACCCGGTGACGGAGTAAGCGACTCGATACGCGCACGTATCGGTGGCAAGCAGGAAGCACGTGTTGCCCGCGACGAAGTACTGTTCACACCAGAAGCGGTTAAACGCATAGGCGGTGGTAGCGATAAGCGCGGCACTGCCAAACTATACTCCCTGATGGATAAGGCCCATAAAGCACGCAAGAAAGCGAAGCGCGGCGAAGACACTAAAGTTCGGAAAGGTCTAGCATGAGCGAGGTTCGCGTATCTGCGGTGCCGAAAGAGCTTGTGCCCAATATATGGCCGCAGGTGGAGCAGTACGTGCGGGACGCCGTTGCGCATAGCCAAGGTAAATACGAAACCGAAGATGTGCTCGCTCTCGTGCTAGAATATGATTATCCGCTATGGATTGCTTTCGATGGTGATGATATAAAGGGTGCTGTAATAACTCGGTTTATAGACTACCCACGCAAGCGGTGCCTTTCCTTAGAGATGTGCGGTGGTAAGGAAAGCGCAGTGTGGAAAAAGCCTATGTTGGATATGCTCCGTAATTGGGCTAAGGACAATAAGTGTGACGCGATAGAGGCACATGGGCGCGTAGGTTGGGAACGGGTATTCCGGGACGAGGGGTATAAAGCAACCCTGCAGTCGTTTGAACTACCTTTGGATATACAGGAGTAAGTTATGGCTGGCGGTTCTAGCGCACCCACGAAACAAGAAGTAACTACTACTTCGAGCAACCTGCCCGAATACGCACGTCCGTATTTTGAAAGCCTCATGCAAGGCGCGCAAGGCGCGCTCAACACGCAGTATACACCGTATAACCAGCAACGCATCGCAGGCTACACTCCGGCTCAAGAGCAAATTCAGCAGAATGTGCTAAACATGGGTGCACCGAACCAGTATGGTACTGGCTCCGCACTTGCCTATCAAGCAGGGCTTGGTGCACTGCAGCAGAACTATAACCCGTCGCAGTTTAATGCGCAGCAGGTCAGTGGACCACAGCTTCAGCAGTACCAGATGGGTCCTGCCATGGGGGTAGCTGCTCAGCAGCAAAACGCGCCTATGATGGGCACTGCCCAGACCGGGTACAATCCGAACCTAAATGCGTTTCAGTTCGGCCCCACTCAGCAGGTATCGGCGCAGCAGGTTAGCTCTTCCGACATGCAGGGAGCGCAGACGGGGTACAACCCGAGCCTAAACGCGTTCCAGTTTGGCCCTACTCAGCAGGTATCAGCGCAGCAGGTTAGCGCGCCTACTATGCAGGGTGCTCAGACTTCTTTTGGCCAAGGCCCACTTGAACAGTTGCGTATGTCTGCTCCAGAGCAGTTCGGGCAGGCGCAAGCCGACCAGTATATGTCTCCCTATGTGCAAAGCGTAGTAGACACACAGAAGCGCGAAGCCATTACAGACGCGAAGAAGAGCCAGCTTGCCCAAGACCTTGGCGCTGCGCGTCAGGGCACCTATGGCGGTAGCCGTCAGCTACTTGCCGGTCTAGAGCGTGAGCGTAATCTGAGTACGCAGCTAGGTGATATCCAAGCACGTGGTTCGCAAGCGGCGTTTGAGAATGCGCAAGCTCAGTTTGAGCGTGACCGCGCAGCAGGCATGACCGCAGGTCAGACTAACTTGCAAGCAGCATTGGGTCAGCAGGAGTTGGGTCTCCAGACTGGCATGCAGGCGGCTCTGGCTAACTTGTCGAACGAGCAGCAGGCACGGGTCAACAACCAAGCAACGCAGTTCCAAGCACAGGGGATGAATGCTGATAGCGCGCTGCGCGCCGCACTTGCTAACCAAGGCGTAGATGTAACGCGGGCACAACAGAACCTACAGTCGCAGTTGGGTACTCAAGAGCTTGGCGCTAACATCGGTCTGCAGACGGCGATGCAGAACCTGTCGAACGAGCAGCAGGCGCGGGTCAATAACCAAGCGCAGCAGTTCCAAGCACAGGGGATGAACGCGGACAGCGCACTACGTGCTGCGCTTGCTAACCAAGGCGTAGACGTTACCCGTGCGCAGTCAAACCTGCAGTCACAACTAGGTACTCAGGAGCTTGGTGCTAATATCGGCATGCAGACTTCGTTGGCTAACTTGTCGGCAGCACAGCAGGCGAACGTGCAGAACCAAGCTGCTCAGTTGCAGACACAGGGGCTAAATGCTGAACAGGCGATGCGCGCAGCGCTGGCTAACCAGCAGGCTGGGTTGCAGGTAGGCTCACAGAACCTCGAAGCGCTGATGAATACGCAGCAGCTTGGCTCACAGAACTACATGCAGGCTATGCTCGCTAACCAGCAGCAAGGGCTTGAAGCGCAGCGTCTCGCAGAACAGTCGCGCCAGTTTGGTGCTTCTCAAGGTCTTGCCGGGTTACAGGCAGCAGGGCAGATGGGTCAGACCCTTGGCAACCTCGGTCAGTATCAGCAGCAGTCGGACCTCCAGCGTCTGCAAGCCCAAGCGGCGGCGGCGAGTGAGCAACGCGGTCTACAGCAGCAATACCTCGACCAAGCTTACGCAGACTTCCTGCGTCAGCGCGACTACCCAATGGAGACGCTGGGCCAATACAGCAACTTGCTTCGCGGCATACCTGTAGGCTTGAACTCGACCCAGACATCATACGCGCCGCCACCATCTATGGCTTCTCAAGTGCTAGGTACTGGTCTAGGTGCATTGGGTCTGTCTAGGACGCTCGGCGGTTAAGGAGATATAAGTTGGCTAAACCATTCAGCATCCAAGCGCCGGAAAATATTGCTAAGGAATATGCCGGTAATAAGCAGAAGATTGCGCAAGCTGCGCAAATGGGTATCGTTGACCCTACTGCAGCCGTGCTTGCAGGTATGTTTATTGACCGGATGCGTTCCGCACAGGTTATGGAAGGTGCGCAGCAGCCGACTGTAGCGCAGCAGGTTCTTGGTGGTGGGCAACCACAAGGCGCTCCACCTGCCCCACAACAGGGTATGGGTCCTCCACCCCAAGGTATGCCTATGCCGCCGCAAGGTATGGGCGCTCCGCCACAGATGCCTATGGCTCCGCCTCCTCAAGATATGGGCATGGCACCACCCCCACAGGGTATGGCCGCTGGCGGTCTATCTACTCTGCCTGTGCCTGACGCTATGTTTGATGAGCCTGACAACGGCAGTTATGCAGGTGGCGGTATGGTTGCGTTTGCTAGTGGCGGTAAGGGCGGCATGGCAAACCTCTATGACGACGTAGAGTACTGGGAAAGCGGTGGTAAGCAGGATGCCGTGAGCAGCGCAGGTGCGCGTGGCGTTATGCAACTTATGCCCGGCACTATGAAGGACCCCGGTTTTGGCGTGACGCCTATGCGGGACGATAGTGAAGCGGAGAACCGCCGTGCTGGTCGTGACTACCTTGATGCCATGTATCGCCGTTACGGCGATGAGGCTACTGCACTAGCTGCGTATAATTGGGGACCGGGTAACGTCGATAAGTGGCTGAAGAAGGGTGGTGACCCTAAGCAGCTACCCGCCGAAACGAAAAAATATATTGGCAATATCCTAGGTGGTAAAGCCACACCCAAAATGCCCGAACGTGATTTTGGGACCGCCGAAGGCCGTTCTAGTTCAGTCGCAGATGAATACCAAAACCTGATGCGTCAGTTTGGTCCTACGGAAAAACAGCGGGAAGTTGAAGCTAAGCGTCTGGCCCGCGCTGAAGAGATGGCGTCCGACGAGTATTACGAGGAGCAGCGTAAGGACTCTATGTACCAGACGTTAGCAGAAATAGGCTTCAACATGGCTAGCTCTAAGTCCCCGTATCTACTGCAAGCAGTGGGTGAAGCCGCTGCCGCAGCTATGCCGGGTGCACGTGCAGATAAGAAGGAGCGCAAGGCACTTAAGGACCGCGCTCTCGATATCATGGGTCAGATGAACGACAAGACCCGTAGGGAAAACCTAGAGATACTTGGTGTCGCTGTAGATATGTCTAATACTGGCCTAAAGGCATCGCAGTTCGAGCGTGAACTTACCAGCAGGGAAACCATCGCAAATAACGAACTAATTGCTAGGACGATTGCTGCTACGGCTAAAGAAGGTGTTAAACCAAATAGTTTTGAAGCCTTTGTCGAAACGTTCTACAACAAGAAAATAGCCGAAGGAGTTCCAGAAAACGAAGCTAGGCAGTTTGCGTTTGTTGCAGCAAAAATAGCTATGGAAAAGATAAAAACAAAATATGGTGGCACCGGTATGGAAGGTTCGCTAAACCTAGATGGAGAAACAGGCGGCAGTGCCGGTGAAAAAGACCCATTTGCAGATTTTGAAACAGTATCTGTTCGTAACTAGGAGTACCTAGGGTGCCCACATATGTAATTAAAGGCCCAGACGGCAGGGAATACACTGTTAACGCACCTAAGAATGCTACAGACCGCGATGCTAAAGCGTATATTGCCAGAGAGTATTACCAAGGTGGTAAGTCCAAGCAGGGTGCTAGCTCTATCGAGAAAATTCCGCTAGTCGGCGGGTTGATTGCGCCTGTTGCAGACATACCTTTGAGTGTAGCCGAAGGTTTAAGCGGTACAGTTAAGTCTATCTCAGATGTCTTCGGTGCTGATAATGCTGTGTCCGATGCAGCTGATTACGTGTCTAAAGCCGCCGCCGCCTTGAAATCTGCTGGGTCTCGTGAAGATTTAGAAATTGCCCGCAAAATCCAGAAGGACGCCGAAGGCAAAGGCGTGTGGGAAGAGGTAAAGGCTGCTGCTCGTGCGTTCACTTATGCGCCGTTGGAGAACGTTGCTAGTGTAGCAGGTTCAGCAATACCTTTTGTCGGGGCAGCTGTTGCTACTGGCGGTACCGGAGTTATACCTGCAGCTACTCTGGCCGGACTTGGTACGGCGTCAGGCGTAGGTACCATAAAAGGTGCAGTATACGACGCCGTCTACGAAGAGTTCGTAAAGAGCGGCGCGTCTGAGAAAGACGCCGAAGCCGCAGCTGAGCGGGCGCAGGAGTATGGCGGCAAGAATATGGACCAGATTGCGCTTGGTGGTGCATTTGGCGCGCTCGCTTCGGCTACTGGTTTTGCTCCACAGATTGCCCGTACCATAGGTGCAAACGCAGCTAAGAATGTTGCCGCTAAGGTGGCAGCGCGTGAAGCCGTAGAAGTCGGCGCAAGGCGCAGTGTACTAGGTGGAACCGCTAGGGGCGCGGCAGTGGAAGCTGTACCGGAAGCTGTACAAGGTGGGCAAGAGCAGTTGGCCGAGAACCTAGCGCTGCAGCGTGAAGGCTTCGATGTAGATACGTGGAAGGGCGTAGCTGGTCAGGCTGCGTCCGAAGGCATCGCGTCCCTATTCCTAGGTGGCTATGGTGGTGCGCGTGAAACGCGGCAGGAAAACCGCGAAGCACTTACGAAAGAGATTGCACAAGAGCTTGACGCCCTGCCAGTAGACGCAGACGATAAAGCTATATCTGAGGCAGAAGCTAGGTTCGTCAAGCGTGGATTTCCGCTGGAGAAAGCCAAGCAGGTCGTAGACACCATGGTGGCGCAGAAGGCCGCTATTGATAAGCAAGCTGCAGAACTTGAAAAAGCACGTACCGAACGGCTAGCGCAAGAAGATATTGATGTCGGCGAAGGCCCTGACATTTCCACATTGCCCCCGATGGACATCGAAGAAGAAGCCGTCGTGCAGCGCATGCGCGAGGCTGAAGCTGCTGGAGTCGAGCCTGCTAGCACCATACCAGACATAAATACTCAGATAGATGAGTACACTGCGTTTGTTGATAAGGGGCAGGTAGCACCGGCACCACTCGTAGAGAGCATAGCGCGTCAATACGTTGACGCCATGAAGACCACCGGCATCGACAAGGTTGTTGCACCCGAGCGCATGGCTGCGTTCTCGCAGTTTGTTGGTAACGAAGTTTCTACTATTGAGCCGTTGTTTGCTGAGCAGGCTGCACCAAAAGCAGAAGCTGCGCCACAGCGCCGTAAGCTATCTCCTATAGAGCAGTCTGCTATTGACCTTGTCTCTGCAGTTGATGCTGGTGGTGTACCTTTTAATACGCCTAGGATAAACGCGATTGCACGTGGTCTAGGGTTAGACATCAGTAAGAAGGATAAACCTGAATATACCATCGACCGCATACGTAATGCCGTTAGTCGGTTTGACTATACTCCCCCACCAAAAGCAGAAGCTGCACCTGCGCGTTCCGCTGCGCCCACTATTACGCCAGCATTTGCTGAGGCTACCCTGCAAAACGACGATGGCGTCCGTGCATTTGCTGACAAATACGGAATTGACGAAGCGGAAGCCGTTGACCGCCTAAACGCAGCAGCAGCTTCCCCCACGGGTATCAAATACTCGCGTAGGGGACGCCCACCCAGTGCCAGCACTGTGGAAGCTGCAGGTCAAGAAGGTCTGTTTGGTGCACTGCCTACACAGGAAGAAAACCGCCTCGACAAGTTCGAGGAAATCCAGCAGCGCAAGTTGGAGCAGGGTGCGCTCGCACCGGAGCAGCGTGAAGCCGAGCGTCAGGCACAGGCCGACGAGTTTGATAGGTTGCAGCAAGAGCGTGCAGCCAAGGACGAGCAGTACAAGGCCCAGTTCGTAAAGAACATTGAGGACGCCATACGTCGTGCTAACCCTGCTAACGAAGCGTATAGTGTGCAGGTTGATGAGACTAGCCCGAAGCCATATAGGGTTGTCGGTCCAGACGGCGAGGTGTTTGCAGCCGCAGATACCCTGAAGGACTTCGAAGAGCAGGCTATGGACCTCATGCCATACGTTGCTCCCGCTGCGGCTATACCAGATACGGACTCCGCAAAGCCCACTGTGGCTACGTCGATGGTGCAAGAGCTTACTGCAGAGATTGATGCTGCGCGTGAGCGTGGCGAGATAGACAACAACCAGCGTACAGAGCTTATCCGCCAGCTGGAGCGTCCCGCTGCGTACGACAAGTTCGGTCGCCCACAGGACAACATCGCCAAGGCTGAAGAAGAAGCACGGGCAGCAATGTCCAAGTTCCGCAACACCACAGGCGTTGAAGCCAAGGCAGCGGAAGCCGAGTTGGTGGTCGCCAACGAGAAGCTGGCTAAGCTCGTAAACAATCGCATGCTGAACCCGATACGGTCGCGGCTACGTTCCATGTCAGAGATGCGCAAGGACGAGCAGCTTGGTGCCAAGATACGTATTAAAGATGCGTTGCTGGAAGGTGACCAAAAGGAGCTACGCGACGCCAAAATCGACCTAGCTGAAAGCCGTGTGTCGAAGTACCGTAGGGGTGAAACGCAGCCGGGCCAAGCCAAGACCGACGTATCCAAAGTCCGTGCAGCAGTAGATGCTATCGTGTCGGTGTGGAAAGGTCCACCCGTAGTTGAAGTGGTACAGTCAGTTAACGACATAGCTGACGCTAAGATACGCCGGGCTGTGATGCAGGACAACGCCACTAATGCAGAAGGCTTCGTGGCTCCTGATGGCACAGTGTATCTGATTGCCGACAACCTTGAGTCCGTAGAGCGTGCTAAGGCGGTGCTGTTCCATGAAGCCCTTGGTCACGTTGGCCTTGAGAAGCTGTTCCGTGGCGAGCTAGACGGCGCTTTGACCGCGCTATACAAAAGCAACGGTAACATACGGACGCAAACCGATGCGTGGCTAGCTGCTAACCCAGAGGCGTATGCAAAAGACACTGACCGGGTCGCCCGTGCAGTAGAAGAAGTCCTAGCTGAAATGTCCGAGACCGGACAAATCCGGACAAATATGCTTAGCCGTATTGCGGCTATTATCCGTAACTTTGCACGTAAGCTGGGTATCAACCTAGCAATCAGCGATGCGGATGTAGAAGCTATACTGGCCGCAGGCCACGAGCGTGTCGTAAACGGCCCACAGGAAAGCACGCTGGTTAAGGGCATGCGGTATATCAGTGGGTGGGATACCACCACACCACGCGCTACAAAATACTCCCGGCCTAAGACCACCAAGAAAGACAAGGAAGCGCTGGAAGAAACCTCGGCCTCCATGAGCGATGGTCTGCGGCGTGCCAAAAAGTCTACGTCCACTAACGGCATAGCTGACGGTGTAGGGAAAGCTGTGAAGGGACGTTCGTTCAGCGCCTTCCTTAATGCGTTCAAGGATAACTCCGATGGCATGGGGCCACCTACGCTAAAGGCTATACTAAAGACTATACCAACGTCCGGCATCTTAAACTGGTTTGGTCCAGACCTGCCTACCATACGTGAGATTGACACGCTGGTGCAGAAAATGACTGCCATGAAGGCTAACATTATCAAAGCCTCTGAGGATATAGGCCGCGAGCTGGACGAGTTTCTTCTGGCCGACGAAGACAAAGTGCTGGCTACGACCATGAGCACTGCCCGTATAAACGAATATTCTCCAGACGAGTTTAAGTCTGCTGGTGAAGCGCTGGCTAACCACCCTGCGATGAAGGAAATCGAAGCCCGCATATTGAAGAACTCAAACGACAAGGCGCTAGCCGCCCGCATAATAGCCGAGATGAAGGCTCTGACTATGCAGGGTAAGGAAGTAGTGGGGGTAAAGGGCGACAAGGTAAAAAGGTCTGACGACATGCGCAAGCTGCTAGCGGACCTATCTAAAACTGCTATCGACCGCCAGAAGACGAGTGCCCAGACAGACCAGATTGCAGAACTTACCCGTCGTATCCGTGACGTGCATAAGCTGTGGGACGAGCTGGCCGAGATTAAGAACGGCCACAAGCTGTATAAAGAGATACGCGCCTACTACAAAGACATGTTCGAAGCAGAGCTGGCGCTACTAGACGGTCGCATTTCTACTATTGCCGGTGAGGCAGAAGCTAAGCGCCTGCGCGACCTACGTGCGGATATGATGCGCGAGGTGATGAACCCAGACGAGGCTAAGAAGAGCGGGGATATATTCTACGACCTCAACTCCGACCTGTTCACTAAAGACTACTTCCCGTTCATGCGTGAAGGTCAATATTATGTGCGTGTAGCAGCGGCCAAAGACGGTACACGGGAGCGGGAGTTCTACCAGTTCTACTCCGCTAAGGACATGCAAGCTGCACAGAAAGCTATAGCTAAGCGCTTAGGTGTGAACCCCGAGGACAGCAGCGTTATAACCATAGGCAATGATATCTCTCAACTGCGGGAGAATATAAAGTCTGACGACCAGATGATGCAGAAGATATTCGACCTAGTGAAAACAGCAAAGGAGGAGTTTGCGGGCACCAAGGGTATCAACGCTGAGAGCTTCAAAGACCTTACGGACAGCATCTACCAGACGTGGTTGCTATCTACGCCGGAACGGTCGGTGCGCCGCCGGTTCATGCACGCCCAAGAAGTAGTAGGCTTCCAGCAGGACCTGCTGCAGCAGTTTGCGTCGCAAGCTAGTAACTATGCTAACCAGCTAAGCAAGTTGGCCTATGCCGGGGACATTCGCCTAAAGATAGAGGAGGCACGGGATAACGTATCTGACCGCGATGCAACCCTACGGGCTAAATACAACTCGGTTATAGACGAGCTTGAGTCGCGTGCAGAGGACGAGATAAACCCAAGCCCGCAGAGTTCGTTCATAAACGTCCTTAACCGTGCGTCATACTTCTACTACCTGACAGCGCCAGCGACAGCTATGCTGCAGCTTACCTCGATACCTATACGTGTGGTGCCGCGCCTGTGGCGTGATTACGGTGTCGCTAAGGGTACGGCGATTTGGTTTAAGTACATGCGGATATGGGACACATTGGGTAAAGCTAAGGTACAGACTACACGTACTGGTCTAGCCGGTGCGGGCGACCAACTTGATGTGTTGATGCCAAACATGCTCAGTTCAAAGCTGGTTAGCTCCGACACACCTCGCGGTAAACTTTTACGTAAGGCTATGGCAGCGGGTATGGAGCGCAACGTGCTTGAGACCGTGCAGGATACCCTAATCCAGAACGAGCGTGAAACGGCCAAGAGGCACCGTACAGGTGTAGCGCGCACAGCGGTGGAGACGGCTGCACTCACAGGTAAGGCTATGGGCGTAATGTTCCAAGGTTTGGAAAACATCTCGCGTCAAGCGGCCTACTTCATGGCGTTTGAGCTGGCGTACGATGCGGAAAAGGCTAAAAATCCTAGCCCCGAAGCCGAAGACCTCGTCTTCGATAAGGCCGTTACAACTGCACTAGACACAGTGCGGGATACACTAGGTGACTACTCCAACTGGGAGCGGTCTAACATTATGAAGAAGGACATAACCCGTGCCCTGTTCCTCTTCAAGATGCACCCCATCCTGCAGACCAAGTTCCTAGTAGGGGCGATGCGCGATATCGGACGTGGATTGTACCCCGGAGCTTCGCCAGAAGCAAAGGCGGCACGTGCAGGTGCTATGAAGGAACTAGGCGGCGTCTTGATGATGGCTGGCGTATTCGGCGGTCTTTTAGGCATGCCCCTATACTCTGTTATGGCGCTGGCATTGTCCGAGAGCTTTGACGAAGAAGACGATGAGGACGTACGCAAGCTTATGGGCCTCGACCCACGTGTGGCATACGACTCCGACATTATGTTCCGTGCATGGATAATGGACAAGTTCGGAGAGCCAATGGTTGGCAACGTGTCAATGGCCGACATTCTTATACACGGTCCACTTGGCGCTTTGTCGAACACCGAACTGTCTAGCCGTACGTCACTTGACCTCAAGAATATGTGGTTCCGCGAAGCGGTTACAGGCGACTCTACTGGGGATACCCTAATAAAAACAGCGCTGGCTAACGTGGCGGGTGGGCAGATGCTAATTCAGATGTTCAACGCAAAGGATAACTTCGCTGAAGGCGACATGTACGGTGCTATAAAGAAGGTAGCCCCGGCGTTTATCCGGTCATGGGTAGCTGCAGAGCAAGGTGAAGCCGAAGGCGTTGTTAGCCGTAAGGGCGACGTTATCATCGACAAGGACGACATCTCCGCACTCGATACGTTACGCACGATATCCGGCTTCCGCCCACTGCGCCTTGCTCGGTGGCAGGACTATTACATTACACGTGGTAAGAACGATAAGAAGATAAAGGCGGAGAAAACCCAGCTGCTATCCACTTTGGATAGGAAGATACGTGAGGGTGAGATTACCTCTAAGGCACAGCTGCAAGAGTTTATCACTGACGAGATTATTCCATTCAACCGCACGTATCCAGACCCTAGCTTTATTATTACCGAAGAGAGCATTATGCGGTCACTCAAGGGTCGTGCAGATGTTCGGGAGCGCACTGTGCAGGGTATGCGGCTTGAGAAGAAGACTGCTGGGAAAGACATCGGCATGGCGGAGATGTTCCGCCCATAAAAAACCCCCGCCGGGGAGTAGCGCCAGCGGGGGTAGTATCAACCAAACGGAAGGAGCATCTTCCGGTGTCATGCATAGTCATATTCGCCAGATACGTAAACCCCTAATACCAGATTTAGGGTCTATTACGCTCCTATATACTACCTTTAGCTTCAGCCTGCGTAGCACAGGGCGTATCTCGCGCTTGGCGGCTTTAGGGTCTAGGCACGGGAAAAAGAGTGACGCGCCCTTGGTAAAGGCGCGCCAGTTTATATCGTAGCTGACCCCAGCTACCTTCACTCTTCGTCGGAGTCCGGCTTCGCGGCAGACACTACGTTATTAAACAGGTCCGTAATGCCACTGAAGTCTGGGTGGTTAGCGTCGAAGATTAGCGACTGCACTGGCACCGTGTTGACTTTCATGCCCTTGGACATACGCTTGTTTTCCGCGTCGAGGTACAGGCCCTTGGCCTTCATAGCGTTAATCGTAGAGCGGTAAGCAATGTTACGTGCACCACAATACTCACGGAACGAGCTAGCAGTTATGTACACCTTAGCTGTGTCAGGCTCGTAGCGTATCATAAGTTCTTGCTTTGGTTCTAGCGCCGGTACTTCCGCCATCTTGCTGCGACGGTCTACCCCATCGTTAACGATAAGAATGTTCCCGAGACGGGCGTTCATAAACTCACCCAGTATCTGCTGGTCGCCTTCAGGTGGTGGGGTCATGGTGTTGCGTAGGTTGAGCACCATCTTGCACGTCCACTTGAAAATGGCAGCGATGTCCCAGTTACACAGGCCCAGATGCAGGGCAATGTAGATGCCCGTTATGTTAGCAGCTGCTGTTGCCGACCAGAAACGCTCACGCTGTGTTAGCTTAAGCTTGGTGTCGATGCGCTGTTGGACCGTAGCATAGAGCGCCTTCACCTCATCATAGTGCGTAATCAGGTACCGTGCGTAGATGTCACCTGCATGCCCGTAGTTCTCGAGCAGCTGGTGGTCGAACATCTTCTTGCCATACTCGATGTCAATCGCGTCAGAATAGTCGATGCTGTATTCGATGATGCGCATGGTTTCACCATCAGGCGAACCCTTATTGATTTCCAGCTTCTCGTAGAACGAGTGGTTAGACGAGCACAGTGCTATGGTCTGCCACGACGTCAGGTTTGCCCGAAGCTCGTTGGCGGACGCCTTCATGCGGTCCTTGCCGGTGCCCTGTGTAATCAGGTAGGCAAGCTCACTCAACTGCTTAGGTTCAGTGTTGGACATTTCGTCGAAGCTGATATGCAGGTTGCAGAACACGCCTATCTTAAACACCTTCGAGTTGAACGTGTCGTCCTTCTTTGCGCATAGCGCCACAGGGTCACCATACACGCTGTTAGCCATCTGTAGGGCTGTCGTCTTACCCGTGCCCGACTTAGGGTGCACCACGTTGATAATCGCCCCACGCTGGCCGGAGAAGCGCAAGAGAGGCGCACCGAAGGCGGTGGCTGCTGCAAACGCATGCCCCTCAAGGCCCGGACGTCCGTACAGGTCGAACACTTCGCGCCACTTATCCAGTGTGCCCTTAGCTGTCATATGCTCCGCTACTACCTTGGTAACGGAAGATGGTGGACTATGGTACGTCCCCTCCGCACTTATCTCACGGTCGCCAATGATAAACTTACTGTCGTTATCGACCCATCCAAATTGATTTCGCATTTGCTCTACCTTCTCGTTATGAAAAAACTGTGCCACTGATTTAACTATGTAATCGACTAGATATGCGTAGTCGGTCTTCGAACTCAACATCACGTGCTTAGAAGCGAGAAGCTTCTTCAGCTCGGTGCCGTCCGCCATCTTGGAATTGTGCACCGTGAACTCTTTGACGCCGTCCTGCGGTGTGTGCAGTCGTATAAGGGCTACGCCACCCTCAACAGGGTCATCCATCCGCTTGGCCACGTAGATGTCGTACGGATACACAAGCGCAACGTCTTCGACGCCTTCTTCCTCGTCCTTCGGTGCAACTTTGCGCCATACGCCCCCATGCTTGCCACGCACGTAGGGGAAGGGAAACTCGGGTATGTGGAACTTTATCGCCCCCAGCTTCGTCTCTTCTATGACTACGTTGTCCTCCGGAGTTGCCTCCTTCAGCTCTTTGCCTAGCGTAATAGGTGAGCGTATCTTGCCAGCGTGTGGACACTTTCCGCATCCGCCGGGATTGTTCTTCTCGAACTCTGCGCAGGTGTGCGGCCCGAGTATGTGTCCTATCTTCTGCTCAACCTTGTCAGGGTCGTAGTCCGGATGGTCTGCAGATAGCTTGTGTATCGCCCTATTACGGTCCTTACAGAACTTTGCGATTGATAACGCCGAAAACCAACGTGGCTCGGATATATGCTCGCGGTCCTCGTAACAGGAGTTAAGCTGTGCGCAGCCTTTGTCCCCACGGTTCATAATCTTGGCGAAGCTGGACTCCATGCTAGCCTGTATGACTTTCGATAACGGGCTAGGTGCGAACACCGGAAGGTCGCCTAGGGGCGACGGCTTAGTCTCTTTAACGCCAAGTATGTCACGTATGTCTACCATGGACGTCGGCTTGCCGACCACCAGAACCTCTACGCGCAGTGGGTCATCACCCTTAAAGTTAAAAGTGCCGGGAATACGCAGGATGCGCGCTGCCTCAAAGCAGCTGTTATCTACACGTAGCCCCTTGATGGCGCAGACTTCTTTCAACCGTGCGCACACTGGCTCCCATTCTTCGCGTGTAACTTCTTCAGTTAGCGGCCAGTATACGTGCAGACCGCGCCCCGAGTTAACCACGATAGGCTTGGGCATACCTACGGTCTTACAGAAGGCACGAAGAGCAGTGAAGCCTTCGTCCTGTGTATCGTAATCCTTCTCTGGTCCGCAGTCTATGTCGAGCCAGAGCGACTTAAGCGCCTTCACGTTCTCTTTCTTGCGGCTCTTACCGTCTGTGTACTTAGCTACACCAAAGAATACGTTCTTACCTTGGTTGAGGAAGGTCTTTGCCCATTCGTCCGCTTCCTCGCGGGTCTCTACTAACTCCTGCTGTTTATTGTCTGGGCTAAGCCCGACGATAGCGTACCAACCCTCTTGAGGCTGCACCGCTGATAAAAGGTCAAATTCCTCCGCCACGCAGACACTACTCCATAGGGCAACTCATAAGCCCACTTCTAAAAGAAAATGCTCCCTGCTCCGTTAGGAGACAGAACTCTCCAGACTTGCCATGTATACAGCTATAAGGGCGGCGGGAGTGCCCTGCGGGACCGAAGTCCCGCAGAACCAATTATATACTGTCTGCCTTGTTACGCCTGTACACTTAGCGACTACGGCTACAGGAATGTCCTGCGCAATGCAGAGCCTACCTAGGCGAACACCCAACTTGTGTTTGCTTGCCTTGGCGTTTGCCTCCTGTATCCGTAAGCTATAACCGCTACTCATTAGTCGTCGTCTTCTTCGTCGTCGCCCCACTGGCTTACTACAGCAGCAATAGTGCCGGTAGGTTCAGCGGTGGCCTTCTTGGATGGACGCTTTACTGGCTCGGGAAGTTCTTCTTCCTCTTCGTCTTCGTCATCAGCGTCTAAGAACGATGGCTTCTTCGCCTTCGGCTCGGCTTGTGCTGCAAGCTTAGCAGGTTCTTCTGCGGCAGCAGCCTTCACGATGTCGAAGCTAATCAGGCGCGTCGTGGCAGCGTTCTCTTGTGCCTCAGTGACGCGCTCCAGCTCTTCTGGGGTGATAAACCGGTCAGCAGTGAAGTTAAGCTCCATAGTCTCTGCGTCGAGGTTATATGCAACCGTGGTTACCACGCGGTCAGGCGCTGCACCGTTTGATACTAGATGGCGGCAGTACTGCTCGAACGGGAGGGTGTTGCCCGTGCCCTTACCGAATAGCGACTTAGCTGGGATGTTGAACTGATACACGTCGCCGGACTCGTCACCGTCTAAGAACAACGCGACCTTGCGGCTGAAGCGACAGGCTTTACCCTTACCGTTCTTACCCGAACCATCTATGTTCTTAGGGCAGCTGGCACAGTTAGACGCCTGACGGTTGGAGGCGGATGCCTCTGGCTTGTCACCTAGGTTAGAGAAGCAGTCAGGTGCAGTGCCCTTAGCGTCGGGGTCGTAGTCACTAGCGTAGAAGCTGCGGCTTGGCTTCTCTAGCATAGCAAGGATGATGGCGTTGAACTCACCACGGATGGCTTTGCCGACCTGCTCACCATTTACGATGCGCTTGAACGTACCGTTGGTGTTGGTGGCGATGCGGTTATAACCGCCCATGCTCGAAGCAATCTGCGCACCCATTTTCGATGGTGGCAGTGCCGATGCGGCTACGGCGTTAGGGTTTTTAAAGATGGTCAAATTAGTCATTGTTTCTCTCACTTGGTTGTTGGTTTGCGAACCGAAAGCACATACTTAGTATCTGCATTGAGGCCGACAGGTAGACTATCGGGGTTCTCCTCTAGGTAATTACGCATGTTGCCATTGTGGATGCGCTGTTCGAGAAGGTGCAGAACGTCCTTCTCCTTAAGAAACTTGTACATGGACTCCCAATCGCTCGTCCAGTAGCGGGTAGCAGCGCGCCTAGTTATCGTACCTTCTTTGGTACGTAGGCTGTCCACGTTCTGTGTGTTGCAGACCTCAAGTAGCTTGGCGCTAACTAGGTCCATCTGCCCCTTAAGCTCTGCAATCTCGGCTTTGTGGGCGTCTTCCTTAGCCTGCACGACATCACGTATCTTGCGATAGACGCGCACAAGCTGGTCTACGGGTAAATCATCCATATGCTTGCTCCTTCTTGGTTGTGATTGTGGTTTGTTATATTGTTAGCTACCACTAATCTTTGACAGTGTCAAATACTATATTTCCATAACTTCCTTATACAAGTCAATAAGTTTTTTGTGGTTGGTGATATTATTCTGGAGCATACTATACAGCCGCTCCTCTACCGGACTGCCCTTGATATGCACGATGGTCATGGCGTTCTTCTGGCCGGGACGGTCGATACGGGCGTTAGCCTGCAAGTATGTTTCCACGCTGGTTACTGGCGCATACCAGATGATTGTGTCCGCTTCCGTTAGGGTCAGACCGTGCGATGCAGCTTGTGGCTGGATAATAAGCACGTGTGGGTCTTTGTTCGTCTGGAACCGCTCGATGATGTCGCTGCGCTTATTCAGTGATACCTTGCCGTTGATGACGCCACACGAGATGCCTTCCTTCTCCAGCCTAGCGCGAAGTATCTCAATAGTGTGCGTGAACGGCACGAAGACCAGCACCTTGTTGCTGGCTTCCTCTATGACTTCGAGTACGACGTTAACCCGGTTAGACACATCGAACTCCAGCACCTCGCCAGTATCCGTATAGACCGCGCCTCCGCTTATCTGCAGCAGCTTGTTTATCTGCGTAGCTGCGTTGACCGCACTGACTTCCTCGCCACCTGTCTCAATCAGCAGCTGGTCCTTGAGCATCTTGTAGTACTTGCTCTGCTGCGTTGTCAGCGGTGCGTCACGCGACACGTGCGTAACTTCGGGTAGGTCCAAGCAGTCTTTCTTTTCGAACCGGATGGCTGGCTGCAGTATGTTATGCACGTACTCAGCTGCGTGTGGTTTCGGTGCCCATTTAAAGTGGGTCACCTTGTGCATGATAGAAGCTCGGAACTCGGTGTAGTATTTAGGGCAACCCTCTGGGTTAACCAGCTTAGCTAAGCCATACGCATCTATGGGAGACTGCGCAGCGGGTGTACCTGTCATCATCCAAAGCCGTGGGTCAGTGAGGTTCACAATCTGGCTGAAAATCTTCCAGCGGTTGGTCTGCACGTTCTTATATGCGTTCGCCTCGTCCACCACGATAAGGTCGAAGCCACCTGCAATTATCTCGTCTTTGACGATAGCTAGACCGTCGAAGTTAATGATGACGAACTCTGCCCCTGCTTCGATAATCTTCTTGCGTTGTGGGGCTGCACCGTGCGCAACGCTGCACGAGCGGTGCATAGCGAAGGTGAATAGGTCGCGCTGCCAAGCCGACTTCATAATCGACAACGGGCATAGCACCAGTACGCGCTTAATCTTGCCCTTCTTCATCAGGTAGTCAGCCGTCCAGATGACGCTAGCCGTCTTGCCTGTGCCCTGCTCGTTGAAGCAGAAGGCTCGTTTGCGGATAGACAAGAACGAAGCTGTCTCTTTCTGGTGGTCGAACGGCGCATACTTACCAGTCCACTGGTAGTCGCGGAGCATAGGGGACGGCACGCCGTCATAACCAAGCTGAGCTAAGCGCGTAGCCTCGTGTAGCCCCCAGTGTACGGCTACGGCTCCACCTTCAACCACGGCGCTCTTTGTAATGTATTGGGGTATAGTATGTGCGTTCGGCGCTGTAATTAGCAGCGCCTTGTTATCAATTATCTGCACGATTGCTCCTTCGTGGTTACTTCTTGCGTTCCCGTTTGCTGCGCTCCGACACGAGGTTACCCTTCTTATCACGGAGGAACGACCGATTAGCGGCCTTACTTTCTACACGCAGTCCAGTCTTATTGGAACCACCTTTGTCGAATGCTTTTACGTGGGCAACGTCTTTACCGTCGCCCTTATGCACCTTACCGGCTTTAGTCATCTTGGCACGGGCCGCATTGCGCGAAGCACGGTTCTTCTTCTGCTCTGGGCGAGCGTGGTATTTATCGTACTCGGCTTTGTAATCCCTTGCCATCAATGCCTCCGTGGTTTCCAATGCTCACAGCTTTTAACTGGGCACCAACCACACAACGGGCTGGTCTTTGCATTCCATACACCATTATCCATGCTGGCCTCAAGCTGTTCTAGCTGATTATCAAACACAGATAGGTACGTATCCAAGTGCTCACGCTTGTGGGTCTTTTTAGGAAACTCGTTGGACACCACAAACGCCAGCCCCGACTTAACCTTGGTTATCTCTGGGTAGTGCACGAACACTGCGCCAGCCATCAGGTCCAGCTGCTTCATGTCCGCGTACTTGGCGTTCTTGCCGGTCTTGTAGTCTACCATGTGGGCAGTTGTGCCGTTTGTGATGAGCAAATCGACGATGCCGCGCCACCATACGTCCTTATCGAAGAAGCCGCATGGTTCGTAGCCAGTACCCGTTTTCTTTACGCCTAGCTTCAGCTCGGTGTGCTTCTCACCCGGAAACTGGGCCAGCACTTCCACGACGGGCCGCATGATGCTGAACTTCTCTGGTATAGGAGTACCGTGCTTGATGTAGTGCTCGGCTGCTTCATGCGCGTCGGTCCCATAGATAGCTGCTTCGCCGGGGTCGTCCTTTACGTCCTTAATCACCTTGAGGTGAAAGTACTTCTTCGGACACTGGTCGAAGGTCTTGATGCTACTATAGGACCACGCTGTCATGTTATCTGATTTTCCCTTGGAGACGGTCAGCCACTAAAGTAGCATATCCGGCTATATCAATCCAGCTATCTAGGTGGTTTGGGTTGCCATGCACGATGCGACTTATCTTGGTCGCAATCATATCCAACGCCTGTAGCTGGTCAGGGTATAGGAGCACTTCGTTACGAGCCACCACATTGTGTAGAATGCTCTTAATCCTGATAACCGTATCCGAAGACTGCATGAACGAACCATATTGTTCCGCCCTTGCGTCTAGCACCTTACCCACCCCACTAACTTCGGGTTCGGGTTTCGGTCCGCAGTTATCAGTGCAGGGCGTACCAAGCACTGCTTCCGCCTCTGCTAGCGCCGCTTTCTCTAAATCTTTCTTCAACTTCCATGCGTAGTTGTAGCTTACCGCCATACGCTGGGTAACTTCCTTGGGCGAATAGCCCTGCTTAAGCAGCTTTATAACGTTCCCTGCTATGACTTTCTTTCTCATACTCATTTCATTTGCTCCTTCACTTTAGATTGCCGCCGCTCTGCAAGATGTCACCACCAAACACATACGTGCCTACATGATGTAGCTTGATGAACGGGTGGGCGTGTATTTTGCCACCGTGGTTGCGCCACAGTTCACAAAAATGGTAATCTTCGCTTAGCAGTGCACCGGTCTCGTCGATGCTGGTAGCGAAAAACTCATGGGTCAACGGCTTGTCGTACTCACCCGTCTCTGGGTTTTGGAACGACGACACGCGGTAGGTTGGTACGTGCGGGACCAACTGTTCAAATACCCCCCGCTTGATTAGCATGAAGCCTGTGCCGCCATGCCGCACTTCAATGCAGCCTGTCTCGTCGGTCTCCACATTGGCTCCACCTACCATGTTAAACACAAAGGCTCCGGCGTGGTTCGCAAGGTCAGTCTTACCCGCAAGGGCAGCGCGGTTGACGCTGTCCCAGTTCACTTCCTTCTTCGGGTAGATACCGCATGCGATGTCCTTGTCGGCCAGCATGAGGTGCGCGATGGCCTCTGCATCAAAGCCAATGTCAGCGTCGATGAACATAAGGTAATCGTGGTCACTAGCCAGAAACACACGTGCCAGTTCATTACGTGCCCGTGTGATAAGGCTCTCGTTCATAATCTGACACCATGCCACGTTGACACCCAGTTCGCGCATCTTGTTCATGGTCATAAGCAGACCTTGCACGTAGTGCCCTGTGCACATGCCCCCGTACATGGGGGTGGCAATCATAAGGCTCGGTCGTTTCTCTTCAGTCATTTCTTAGCTCCTAACGCCTTAACCAAAGCCTGAACTGCTACAGTGTGGTCCCTATTACCGATAATATAAGCTTGTGAGGCCACTATGCTGCCCTGCGCTTCCGCTTCCGCAGCTAGTAGTGCCCGTGCTTCCAACACCAGTGGGTCTACTTCTAAGTCTGGATAGCGAAGTAGTGCAGCTTCTTTCCACTGCGTCAGCACGGCAATCTCTGTTTCCAGCGTCTCGATAAGCGAATTAAACAATTCAGGCCGTGGGATTGGTTGTGGTGCCGCATCTTTATCGACCTTCTTGTACTTTACGGAGTACGCACTGTGCGTCGTAATCCGACCCGATGGACCCTCCTCGCGCTTTTTGCCTGTCACGAATACTAGGTTCTTAGCCGCCATCGAACTTATAGCATGCGATATATTATCTATGCTGTGGTGGGGCATAAGGCCAGCTAGCTCTTTAGTCGTGCTGTTAGGGTGCAGCCTCAGCGTATTAAAAACTTCTTCCTTACGAGTGTTCGGACGTATTTTAGACATAACGTTCATGGTACTTACTCCTTCTTTGGTTGTTACTTGCTCTTGTTACCTACGAAGCGACCCTTGGAGTCGCGGTTTGTTAGCTTGTGTAGCTCGGCATTGAGCCGCTCGTTCTCACGTTTGAGGGTGAATACCTTACCGTCTGCGCTACCTCTACCCATCATGTATCCGAACAGGGGCAGCGTAATAAAAACTGCTACTAATACTAAGACTTCCATTTCTACTCTCCTCTGTTAATTCCTATCACACCACCTAACTGCGTACTTGGCGTTACATTACCAATCCCGACGTTGCCGGTGCTTTCGATGCGCAGTATGGCGTTCTGAATATTCTGCTGCATCGCTTGCTGCTGCGTGTGCTGCAATGCGGCTGCAAGATGCCGCTCGTACTCGGTGTCTTCCGCATGCTTACGACGACGGTCTTCACCGTTAAGCATTTCGTCCATAATCTGCTCATGGATTTCAGCCATACGAATATCACGTACCTTTGCATTAAGTGCAGCTATGTCAGCCTCATTTCCGTAAGAGTTTATAGCGCTCATGTGGTTATACCATCGGTCATGGTACGACGGGTCTTTAAGCCTAAACTCCTCTGGATGACTCTCCATCCGTGCAAGTAGCAGCTTGACTGCGTCGTGCGGTTCATCCGTCATGACTAACTCCTACTTTATAGAATGTGTATGCGCTGGCGTTGTGGTTATCAGGTTCCAGTCGTGCCCATCCCGTCTGGTCGCCGTCCCAAACGTTAAAAGTAAGGTCGTTCTTGAACACGAACTCTACCCCCAACGTAGCGTCACGGATTTCGTCTGGTACATCCTTCCACCAATTCATCATATTGGGGTTGAGGGCTGTGCGTAGTTTGCGGTCACACTTTGCATTCGACTGACGCACCCGTTCGCGGGTTACACCAAAGTTTTTAGCCACCTTGTCTAAGGTCGTGCCTCCTGCCTTGTACTCCCTCCACATAGCCCACTTCCGTTGCTCTGGGTTGTTCTTGAACTCTTCATTACGCCTATGCCAAACTGCATTATGCTCGTACCGCGCACGGCCTTCCGCTTCGACGCGCTCTACAGCCGCTTTCCTACGTGCGTTAAACTCTTGAAGGGGGGTTTGGGTCTGCCACCAAAGGGGGCAATCCTCTTCGTCATCCACCATAACTTGCTCCTATCTTGCTCTCACAGTTCAACGGTAGCGTTGGTGCCCACTTGGGCCGTATACGCATACACGCTTCAACAAACGCACGGGCTTTGTCAGCTTCTTCTATGGGGGCAATCACCCCCACGGCGTCGTGCACGGTCATCACTACGCGGTAACGACGCGCAACCATCAGCATCTGCTCACCTATGATGATACGGGCGACTGCCTGACACACATTCTCTATGAGCTTCCCGCCGTATATACGGGTAGGGATAACTGCTCGGCCCTTCTTAACGTCGTAGACGAACTGGTCCCGGCCCGACTTCTTGTCTGGCTCCTTGCGTAAGTTATCGTACCGCAGGTACATACCGTTGGGTAACCTGATACCGAACATATCCACTAGCAGTGCTTCATGCTCACCCAGTTGTGCGGTCCTAGTGGACATAAGCGCCTCTAGCGCCTTATCCCCTTGCTCCCACAGTAGCGGTATCATGGGGTAAGCGTTACGGTACACCGTAATAATGTGCTTACACTCCTCGATTGGCATATCGACGTTGAAGGTCTTTAGCTGCATCTGGAACTTAGTTGGCCCCATGGCGTAGCCTGCACCCAAAATGGTGGTCTTACCCACAAACCGCTGGTCGTCTACTATGTCGCCTACGGCTACACCGTATATCTCTGACGCCATGATTTTGTACGGGTCGTACTGCATGTTCGCCTTTTCTACACCCGCTGCGACTTCCGCGTTGTTCTTATCGAAGAACTCCACAAGGTCGTTCTGTCCAGCTAGCCACGCCAAGGTCCGCGCTTCAATCTGTGATGAGTCACAGTCGATAAACACATAGCCCTCTGGTGCCAGCATAGACTTCTTGAGCGGTGACTTGCGCGGTAGGTTCTGGAGGTTGACCTTGTCGTCACCACCCCACCTGCCTGTATGGGCTGCGTAGTAGCGTAGTGGAACTGGTAGTAGTCCCCGGTCAGCAATAGCTATGAACCGCTCGGTCCGCGTCTCCTCAAGTGTAGACTTCACGCCCAGTCGCGCAGCGACGATGGCTTGCACCTGCGGGTTCTTGTGTTCCAGCAGTGCCTTGAACAGTTCATCACTCTTGGCGAAGGCGAATGCTGCCTTACCTGTCTTGGCGCTCACCTTCATGGGCGGTGACACACCATGAAACTCCAACAGTTCCGCTAGCTTCGGGTTACTCATCAGCTCGGACTTGTCGTAGTTGAGCTTAGCCATAAGCTCTTCTTTTTTGGCTTGTACGTTATCCAAATGCGCAGCCAAGATACCCTTATCCAACACCAGCACCGGCTCGGTGAACATCCTGAT